GCGCCAGCAGGTATCCAAACAAACCTTGCACGACGTGATCGAACACACGCGGCTAACGTACGGGACCCACAAGGAGCCGACGGACCAGAAGATGGTCGACGTCATGGTCTGTCACCTCCGAAAAAAGCTCAAACCTTTCAATTTTGATATCCTTACCGTGTGGGGCACCGGCTACCGCATGGAGACAGCGCACCGTGAGGCTGCGCTGCATATGCTGGCCGCTGTCGCTGCAGGGGGAGGAACTGCCTGATGCCCGCCGACCCGCTCGTCGACGAGGAGTTCATGGTCGAAGCATTGTCCACCAAGGTCTCCCCGCAGACGATCGCGCGGTTGCAGACGGGGGCGATGATGCTTCTCATTGACGCCTACGACCGCAAGACCACCCGGATGGAATTTGCGCAGATCGCGGACGCAGCGGTGAAGGCATACGGTCAGACGGCCAAGCTCTGGCTGCTGACGAACATCAAGGAGGCCAGCGACAGTGGCTACCTTGATGCCGATCACATCGACGAGGCGCAGGTGGCGCTGATCGCTCACGTTGCCGATTTGACACATGCCGCCCGCGATCTCGCGCTTCTCCTCAAGCAATGCCCCCTGAAAGAAGACAAGGTCCACTGATGGACGAGGCTGTAGACACAGGCTTTGCGGAGGTGTTGACCAACCCCAACGCGGTGTGGCGCGAGCCCAGCGACGGCGCGATCTACGTCGCAGTGAGCCGCGCGAGTACGCCGCCAGAGGAGCAGGCTTCGCTTGACGAGCATATCGCCGCTGTTACCGCCACGGTAACAAATCCGGTGGCGCTGACGCCTGACGGGGTGCAGGCCGCCAAGGAGCTTCTGCAACTGCCGATCCTGACCGCGCCGATGCTGGCGCGGCTGGCGCGCGAGCTTGCCATGGATATCCGTTCAACGTTGACCATCCTCAAGGACTACAATCTCAACAGGGTGCAGTATGACTTCCTCCGGGCCAACAACGAGTTCTTCAAAGCCGCGCTCGCAGCTTCCACCATCGAGTGGAACAGCGCGATGTCCACCCCCGACCGGATCAAAATCCAAGCCGCCGCCGCGCTCGAAGATAAACTTCCCGACCTCGCCATCCGAATGGGCAACAAAAGTGAGGGTCTGCCCGGCGTCGTCGAGGCGGCAAAGCTCTTTGCTAAAATCGCTGGAGTGGGCGAGCGCGAAATGGGGGCTGTCGCCTCGGGAGAGAGATTTTCTATTGTTATCAATCTTGGAGCCGACGAGAAGCTTACCATCGGGGCCCCTCAAGATATTTCGCCGACGGGTGCAGGTAAGGCTCGCGCAGGCCACGTATCGGTTGACGCCGAAGCACAAGATCGTGCGCAAGCGCTTCGACCAATCGCCCAAGGGCAGGGAAGTTCTGAGACGTTTCGACTTGTCGCCACGACGCCAAGCGATCTACCAGAGGTACGAGGCGACACCAAAAAATAAGGAACGAAGGCGTAGATACGATCACTCGCCAAAGGGGCAGGATCGCAGACGGAGTTACAATAATGGCACCCGCACTAAAAACCGTAGAGCAGCAGCTTCAAGACGCGATGGACATCATCAAGAAGAAGAACGCTGAGTTGCTGGACACCAAGCGGGTGATCCAAGGACTTCAAAGGGCCGAAGACACTGCCGAGAAAATCCGGCAGGAGATTTACAGCCTCGCGGCGCACACACTGGAGCCACCACGCTGGCTCTCCGGGCGGGGCGTCAAGAACGGCGCCCGCGGCGGTCCAGTGACCATCTGGTCGGACTTCCACTACGGAGAGCGGGTGTTTCCAGATCAGATCGGGGGCGTCAACGAGTTCAACACCAGAATTGCCAAAGACCGTTTCACTCGATTAGTCAATATCACGATCGACCTTTGCGAAAACCACATGGGGCGCGCCAGCGTCCAATATCCCGGGATTGTTGTTTGTCTCGGGGGCGACATGATTTCCGGCGACATCCACGAAGAACTCGCCGAGACCAATGACCGAACCCCCCACCAAGCCGTCAATGATCTTTCTGACATGATTGCCGCGGGCCTCGAACGGATGGCCGACAAGTTCGGTAAGGTATTCGTGCCGTGCGTCGTTGGCAATCATGGACGCTCGACCAAGAAGATGCGGATGAAGGGAAGGGTCTACACCTCATTCGACTGGAATATCTACTGCAACCTCGAACGTCATTTTCGTAAAGACCCGCGAGTTCAGTTTCATATCCCGGTCGACGCCGACGCCCATTTCGAGGTGTATGGCGAAAGATTTTTGCTCACGCATGGCGACAGCCTCGGGACATCAGGGGGCGACGGGATTATTGGGGCGATCGGCCCGATCATGCGCGGCACGTTCAAGGTCGGCCGCAGCGAGGCGGCCATCGGTGCCGATTTCGACCACCTGCTGATGGGGCACTACCACCAGATGCTCTGGTTGCCGAGCGTGATCGTGAACGGCGCGCTCAAGGGCTACGATGAATACGCCAAGCTGAAACTTCGTGCGCCCTTCTCACGGGCGTCGCAGGCGCTGTTCTTCGTGCATCCCGAGCACGGCATCACCGCGCGCTGGGAAGTGCTCCTGCAGGGCCATCAGACGGCGCGCGAGACCAAAGAATGGATACGGTGGAGATAACCACGCGTGGCGTAAACGCAACGGCTTCGAGGACATCTATGGCTGAACTCAACTACACCGCGCCACCAACCTGCGCCGCGTTCATGAAATCAGAAGCCTTCGGGCGCCTCCTTGCCGGCCCCGTCGGGTCGGGCAAGACCACGGCGTGCGTCGTCGAGTTGCTGAAACGCTCCTCGCTGCAGAAGCCGGGCAAGGACGGCCTCCGCCATACCCGCCACGCGATTGTTCGACAGACGTTAAAGCAACTGAAAGACACTGTGCTTAAGGATTGCCAGCAATGGCTCAAGGGCTTTGGTTATTGGAAGGTCTCCGACAACACCTTCCATCTGGAGTTCGACAATGTGCGATCCGAATGGGTGTTCATCCCGCTGGAAGATGCTGAGGATCAGTCGCGTCTGCTGTCTATGCAGCTTAGTGGTGCGTGGCTGTCAGAGTGCATCGAAATGGACCTCGATGTTCTTGGTCCTATCTCTGGCCGCCTCGGTCGTTATCCTTCTGGTGACGATGGTGTGCCTTCGTGGTATGGTATGGTGGCTGATACAAACTTCCCGACGGAAATGACGCCGTGGCACCAGTTCATGGAGAACGCGCCGCCGAACTGGTCCATCTTCAAACAGCCGAGCGGACTCGCGCCGAACGCCGAGAACCTGAACTGGTTGGTACTGGACGATAAGTCTGCGACCCTTCCCGTAGATCATCCTGCCCGCATCGCCAACGGCCGCAAGTACTATGAACGCTTCGTTCAGACGTATGGCGAGGACAGCGACTGGGTGCGGCGCTATGTCAAGGCCCAGTATGGCGACGATCCGAGCGGCGCTGCGGTGTTCAAGAACACGTTCCGCACCGACTTCCATATCGTTGATGACATCATGCCCATCCCGGGCTACCCGCTGCTGGTGGGTCAAGACTTCGGAAGAAATCCATGGTCACTTATTTGCCAGATGGATCACATGGGTCGCCTACTCGTGATGCAGGAAGTACCCGGGACCAACGTGGGCTTGGAGAAGCACATTGCCGAGAGCCTGCGCCCACAGCTATTATCAAATCGATATCTGGGCTTCCGCGTTGCAGTTGTGGGCGATCCGTCTGGAATTGCGAAGGGAAACGTCTCGGAGGAGAGTTGCTTCGACGCACTAAGCAGACTTGGCCTACCGGCTTTTCCGGCTCCCACGAACGATATCGAGCCGCGGTTGCGCGCTGTGGAGGCCCTTTTGACCCGCCAGACGAATGGTGGACCTACCTTGATGGTATCGCGGAGAGGATGCCCGTTCTTATGCCGCGCTATGGCTGGCGGCTATCGCTTCAAGAAGACCAAGGAAGGGTCCTTGCGTACTGTCCCCGACAAAGCCGACGCCGAGGGGTTCAGCCACGTCGCTGACGATCTACAGTATGTCGCGCTGGTGGTTCACGGCGGCGTGGTCCCGGAGATCACCCGACGACTGCGCCCGCGTGGCAAGAAGCGCGAGCGGGTATCGTCGTTGGGCTGGACTTAATTCGTATGGCTCAGCGGTAGCGACGTCTCGGGCTGTTTGAGCTTCGCTTCGAGCATGATTGCTTCGGCCTTGAGCCGCGCGAGTTTGCGGACGCGCCGATCGCGCACCCACGCCTGCACTGTCTTACTTTCGTACATCTGAAGCAGGTACCAACCGCCGGCGATGACTGCGGCGATGGCGGGGGCCCACCCGAGGAGCGTGCCGACAATGGCCGCCGCCGCCGTGCCGTTGCCGAGCCAGTAGGTGAAGGCGCTGTGCTGGTCCATTGGTGGTGCCCCTTTCGCAACCTCTAGTGCTACGGGTATGGCGTTAAGAAGTTCTTTAGGGGGTCGCCTTTATGGTCCACGGCGCAAACGTGGAACCATCAATGGCCAGTCTTGGACAGGAAGGCGTCATCCAGTTTACCCCGCCGGCTCAGTTGGAGCAGCAGCTACAAGCTGCCGCGACACAGAAGGCGCAGGTTCAGGATGCCGCCCAGAGCAACGCGACACAGTACCCGGAACTCGCCGGATACGTGAAAGCGCAGTTCGAGATTTTTAGAAATCATCGCAACACGCAGGCGGGCTGGTCCAATCGGATGCTCGCGGCGCTGCGCACCTTCAATGGCCAATACGACCCGACCAAGCTCGTCGAGATCACCAAGATGGGTGGCAGCGTTGTGTACGCCCGCATGATCGCTCAGAAGTGCCGCGCGGCCTCGTCACTGCTGCGGGATATCTACCTCGGCCAAGACCAGCCGTGGGCGCTCGAAGCGCCGGCTGACCCCGACATTCCCGACGACGTCAAGCAGCAGATCGACCAGTTGATCCAGCAAGAGGGTCAGATGGTCCAGCAGCAGCTTGGCCAGCCGCCGTCACCATCCGACATGGCCGATCGCAAGCGCAACCTGCTCGATCAGGCCGAAGAAGCCGCCAAGAAGAAGGCCACCAAGCAAGCCCGGGCGAGCGAGGGGAAGATCGAGGACATGCTGCGGCAGGGCGGGTTCTACCATGCCCTCGCCGAGTTCTTGGTCGACCTGCCGATCTTCCCCTTCGCGTGCATCAAGGGCCCCGTCGTCAAGGTCTGTCCGAAGGTGACATGGGGAAAGACCGGCGGCCAGCCCACGGTGCAGCAGGTGCCGACGCTGACGTGGAACCGGGTCTCGCCGTTTGACATCTGGTTCACGCCGGGCGTCGCCGACATCGCTAACGCCAACGTCATCGAGAAGCTGCGCGTCACTCGCGCCGAACTGAACGACCTGCTCGACCTACCGGGCTACGATCAGGACGAAATTCGCGCGGTGCTCGACGAGTATGGCCGGGGCGGTCTCTACGATAATTGGGACACCACCGACGCCGAGCGCAGCGTGCTCGAAAACCGTGAGAACCCGGCATGGAACCGCTCCGGGATGATCTCCATGATGGAGTTCAACGGCAATGTCCAAGGGCGTCTTCTGCAGGATTATGGGCTCGTTGTTCCTGATGAGTTGCGTGATTATCATGTGCAAATCTGGGTCGTCGGCTCGCACGTCATCAAGGCGCACCTCTCGCCGTCTCCCCGCCAGCGTCACCCATATTTCATCACGAGCTTCGAGAAGGTCCCCGGCACTCCCGTCGGAAACGGCCTCACTGATCTGCTTCAAGACCTTCAAGAAGTCGCGAACGCCACCCTCCGGTCAATTGTAAACAACGTCTCGATTTCATCCGGTCCGCAGGTCGTTGTCAATGACGACATGCTTGCGCCCGAGGAGAACGGCGAGGACTTGTACCCATGGAAACGATGGCACGTCCGCAGCGACCCGGTCCAGAACCAAGCGAAACAGCCGATCAGCTTCTTCATGCCGGCGAACAACGCGGCGCCGCTGATCCAAGTCTATCAGGAGTTCATCAGCATTGCGGACGACGTCTCGGCGATCCCGAAGTATGTCGGTGGGCAGGCTGGTGGTGGTGCTGGCAGGACCGCATCGGGCCTAGCGATGCTCATGGGGAATGCCTCGAAGATTTTGCAGACAGTGAGCGCGAACATCGACCGTGATGTGCTGGAGGAATGCCTCCTGCAGTTGTTCGACCTGTTGATGCTGACCGACACGAGCGGGCTGCTCACCGGCGAGGAGAAGGTCACAGTGCAGGGTGTCAACGTGGCGATCCAGCGCGAAACCCTGCGCCAGCGCCAGATCGAGTTCCTGACTGCGACCAACAACCCGACCGACCTGAAGATCATGGGGCTCAAGGGCCGCAGCAGCGTGCTGCGCTCTGTGTCCACTACGATCGGTATGCCGGGCGACGACATCGTACCGAGCGAGGACGCTATCGATCAGATGATGAAGCAGCAGCAGGCGCAGGCTCAGCAGGGCGGCGACATCGATGCGCTGATCCAGAAGAATGTCCAAGAGGGCGTCGCTGCCGGCGTCAAGCTTATCACCAAAGAACTCACCTCGGGTGTGCTCGCGCAACACGAGCAGATGGGCGAAGGGCCGCCGGCTCATATCGGCACCCCGCCGGGTGGCGGCGGTCCGTTGCCGGCCTCTGGCGTGCAAACCACCAACAATCCGGCCATGGACCTGTCGCACGAAGCCGCGCAGGCGCAGGGCGCGCAGCCGTCACCGCTATCGAAGTCGATGGGACCGCAGACGCACCTCACCGGCAACCAGCCCGGTCCCGGTGCCAAGCAAGTCACCGGAGGCGTTGGATGACCGCCAACACGCAGAAGCTCGTGCGTGTTCTTGCCGGCCCCACCGGGCCGACTGGCACGGTGCGCGGTGTCCGAATTTTGTCGACATTTACCGGACCAACCGGGACCTTCCCAGTGTGGGGACAAGTCAACGCGACCCAGCAGGCGACCGGCGCGACCGGCGGCGCGAAGGGCGTCACCGGTACGTTCGAGGAAGTCTATCAGGTCATCGGCGCCACCGGTGCCGCTCACGACATCAAGACGGTGATCATTCCGGGCTTCACGGGACCCGCTTAAGTCCTTTTTAACCCGGACGTGTTGAAGGTGAAACATGTTCGGCATTTTGCCGAGGCCAGTGAAAGCTGACAGGGGACGACGATGGCAATTCTCAGTTCACGCAACTACGATCGCAATATGTTGGGCAACGTCCTTAAACAGGTCGTTGATGCAGTGAACACAGGTGGTATCGGGGGTCCCACCGGACCGACCGGACCGGCTGGTCCCACCGGCGCCTCGACCGGCGCCACGGGCAACACCGGCCCTGCCGGCGCCACGGGCCCGACCGGGCCTTCCATCGGTACGCAGGGCCCCGTGGGTTCTGTCGGCGCCGCGGGTGCCACAGGTAACACGGGTCCGACCGGCCAAGGAGCCACCGGCCCAGCGGGTCCTGTTGGCAACACCGGCCCGGCTTCGGGCGCCACCGGCAACACCGGCCCGACTGGTCCCACCGGAACGGGTGTGGTCGGAAACACGGGTCCCACGGGCGCCGCGGGCGCAACGGGTCCGACCGGCAACCTCGCCACCATCGTCACTCCACCTACCTCTGATCCGCATGTTTCGGGTGTGGTCTGGGTGAACGCGGGCGTCCTCACCGTCTCGGCTGGCTAATAGGGGGCTCCCATGGCAATCGGTACCACAGTAGCAGGGGTCCCCATCAAACCGGACCCCTCCAGTGTCGGCAAGGACACCTATGATGACGGCCGTATCCCGGCTGTCCTCAAGGAAGTGGTCGACCTGATCAATGACAAGAACATCCCCGGCTTCGCTGGCAACACGGGCGGCAAAGGGCCGACCGGCGGTGGCGCTGCGGCTTTCACCGGCCCGACCGGCCCTGTGGGCGCGAGCCCGACGGGACCCGTCAACGCGGCGCTTATCGGCCCCACTGGCGCGACTGGTCCTGCGGGGCCCCAAGGTCCTCTCGGGCCGCTCGCCGGCGCTGGCCAGAACCTCAACGCCACCGGACCGACCGGCAACACCGGCCCCACCGGGCCGATTAACTGGACGGGCAACACCGGCAACACCGGCAACACGTCGGCCACCGGCGCAACCGGCCCGACCGGCTACCGCAACCCCAACCCGGGCCCAGCAGGTCCGCTGAGCCCCACTGGTCTCATTCTCTGGAAGCCGCCGACGACCGACCCCGGCATCGCTGGGGCGATCTGGAACGCCAATGGCGGCACGGGTGCCGTCAGCATGACGGGCTTCAACTACACCGGCGTGACCGGCCTGACTGGTACGAACCAGACGGGCATCTTCACCGGCCTCACCGGCGCGCTGTTCCGTATCTCCAGCGGAGGCCCCAACCCCAACAAGTAAGACCCCCAACCCCCAAGGTCCGTGCAAAATGACCCGACTGTGCCTGAATATGATCGTGAAGAACGAGGCTGCGCGCATTGAACGCTGCCTCGCTTCTGTTGCCCCCCATATTTCCAGCTATGCCATCCTCGACACCGGCTCGACCGATGGGACCGAGCGGATCATCCGCGAGTTCTTCGAGGAGCGGGCCATCCCCGGCATCGTCGGCAGTGGGTCCTTCCGGGACTTCTCGCAGGCGCGCAACGACGCCCTCAAGCTCGCGCGCGCGACGCAGCGGCGCCACCCGGCGGATTTCTTCCTGTTGTGCGATGCCGACATGGAGTTGAAGGTGGCCGACATCCCGGACCCATTCGGCGCGCTGCGCGCTGACGCTCCAGCGTATACGCTGCTGCAAACTGCCGGCGGCGTCTCCTACGACAATACCCGCCTGCTCAACACCAAGGTTGACGCGTCGTATCGCGGTGCGACCCACGAGTATCTGGATGTCGCCGTTGCCGGCCGCTACGACGGGGCCACGTTCATAGATCATGCCGATGGCTCGAACCGCACCAACAAAGCGGTCCGTGACATCAAGTTGTTGAAGGACGAGTTGGAGCGCGACCCGGAGAACGCGCGAAGCTGGTTTTATCTCGGCAACTCCCACATGGATATCGGTGAGTGGGCGTCCGCGGAGTTCGCCTACAAGAAGCGTATTGCGATCGGCGGATGGAATGAGGAGGTTCACAACGCGAAGGTGAAGCTCGCGCACTGCCTGAACAATCAAGGTGTTGAGAGCCAGTTCGTTGCCACGATGCTCGATGCCTACAACTTCCGACCGCAACGTGCAGAAGTCCTCTATGAGCTTGCCAAGCACTTCCGTGAGAAGCCAGATCAGCAGCAGACGGCGTTGTTGTTCTGCCGCGCCGGCTATAAGGCGAAGCGCCCGGACGACATGCTGTTCGTGCCCGATTGGGTATATAATTGGGGCTTCCGCGAGGAGTACTCTATCCTCGGCGGCTACGGGAATGACAACGACAAGAAGATCGGCGCGGCGCTCGCCAACGGCCTTGCGCTTGATCCCTCCGTGCCGCCTCTCGTGCGTCATGGTGCGCGGCAGAACCTGCGCTTCTATGCGAAGCCGCTGGTCGCGCACTGCCCTTCCTTCACCTCACGTGTAATCGACGTCAGGCCGATGCCCGGCTACACTGCGATGAACCCGTCGGTCGCCGCGGGACCGGACGGCACGCTCTATGCGATCGTGCGCACCGTGAATTATCGGATGGATGACGCGGGCCGCTACCTGATCAATGGCCCGGCCAACGAGGAGCCGAACGGCTCGAACCCGATCAATACCCAAAATATATTCGTCAGGTTGTCGGATGGCCTCGTGACCCTCGGCCAAATGTTGATCGAGTGGCAACGGCCGGCGCCGACCTTCAATTTGGTGACTGGCCTCGAAGATATGCGTCTGTTTTATCACCGCGGGTTCTGGCTGGCTACCGCCTGCATTCGCGAGCAGGTTGCGTCTGGAATGCCTCAGCAGGTCCTCTGTCAACTCGATGATGGCTGGGAGATCATCGAGTGGAAGGCGCTCTCCGACGGCACCACCTGCGAGAAGAACTGGATGCCGATCCCCGATGAAGAACTTCACTATGCCTACCGGCTCGATACGATCCGCGCTGGCGATGGCATGTCAGCCAAGGTGGGACTTCCGCTCGCGGTGGACAACATCAGCGGCGGCTCGCCGTTGATCCGCTTCAAGAACGGCTGGCTCGCGATTGTCCATGAAGCGATTGACCCCGGTGACTACCGCCGGAACTACATCCACCGCTGGGCGTGGTTTAACGAGGACCACACGCTGCGGCGGCTCTCTGTGCCGTTCCACTTCCATGGTCGCCAGATCGAGTTCGCCGCTGGTCTTGCGATGCACCCCAACGGCGAGGACTTGGTTGTCTCCTACGGCGTGCGTGATTGCGAGGCCCGCATCGGCCGCGTCGCCGCGATCGAGGTGAGCGCCATGCTGAGTGACTTCTATGAAAGTTAGACTGGTCACGGGTTACGTCCCGATCCCCAATCACCCCCGCGGCCCCGGCGAATATGGTGAGCTTGGCGAACGCTTGAGTGGCGTGCCGATCCCCAAGAAAGCCTTCTATATGAAGGTCGAGGATACGTGGCTGCACAAGTTCGTCACGGCGCTTCCGTTCATCCCGACGGTGTCCGAGCACGACAACGTGGCGAAGAACACGCTGGCGTATCACTGCGTCAACCATCAGAAGTCGTCGTGGCTGCTGCAAGCGTCGGATGAAGACCCCGATGCGGACGTGCTGGTGTGGGTGGACTACGGCATTTTTCGCCTGCCCGGTGTCAACAACCAATCGATCTATGAGTTCGTGCAGCGCCTCGATGACAAGAAAATTTATGCGCCGGGGTGCCAAGGTGAACCGACGGCAGTGGAGAGTGCGTATCCCTGCTGGCGGTTCTGCGGCTCCATGATCGCGGTGCCGAAGAAGCTAGTCGATCAATTCGACTACGCCGTGCGGGTCGCCGCGCGCCAACATATCGCCAAGACGCTCAACGTCGAGTGGGAAGTCAATACGTGGGCGCGCGTCGAGAAGCGCCACAAGCTGCCAATCGAAGTTTACATGGCCGACCACGACGTCTCGATGTTCGACAACTTTCGGAGACCATTACAATGACGGACTTTGAACACTTCCTCGATATGCACGAGCGGATCGGCCGGCGTTACGACCGCGCTAAAATGATCGAGCTAAGCGAGCGTGGCGCCCCGTTTGAAATGAACCTGCTGTTCAACGCCGACGGGACCATGGTGTACTGCGCACAACGCCTTCACGGAGAGCAATCCAATGTCGTCACTTGAAGAACTGTTCACCTATTACGGCACCGATAAGGGTATCTGGGGCTACACCCCAGCCTACGAGAAATATCTGCTGGGCCGCCGCGACGGCCCGCAGGCGATCAAGAACGTCTTGGAGATCGGTATCTGCGGCTTCCGCGACATCCCGAACAACGTCGTCGGCGCCAGCCTGTTCGCGTGGCGGGAGTATTTCCCGCAGGCGGACATCTACGGCATCGACAACGACGCGCGCTTCGTTTTCAACGACCAGTGGCGCATCCAGACCGCGCTCGCCGACGCCTATGACGCGCACGCGCTCAACAACGCCCTGCAGATATTCGGCGCCCCGAAGTTCGACTTCATCTGCGACGATGCCGTCCATGATCCGTGGCCACAGACGGAGCTTTGCATGTTGCTTTGGGCCCAGCTTGCGCCCGGTGGCGTCTATGCGATCGAGGAGGTGTGCCCGTACAAGCTGCGCGCCGGCGACGTCTGGGAAGAGTTCGTCGCGCCCCTGATGCGGACGCTCCCGACCCTCGTGGCCGCCGAGGAAGTCCAGACCCACAAGGACGAGCGCCTGCTTCTCCTCACCAAAGCGTCTTAACGCTTCTTTAGCACAGCCATCGGTATGCTCTCCGGGATAATTCCCACTTTGGAGACACACCGATGGCTGGTTCATTGAACGGCGGCTTCCAGAAGAAGACCGAGAAGAGTGCCGACTTCGCGAAGGGTGGCAACACCCCGATGTTCGGCAAGGGCGACCGCACCACCACTGCCCCGCAGGACGGCGCGCACGGTATGGGCTCTGGCACCACGAACCCCGGCGCCTCTGGCCCCGGTCAGAGCACCGGCGACAAGTTCGCCAAGGGTGGCTCCGGGAAGATGTTCGGTTATCAGGGCGCCGTGCCCGCGACCGCTGGACAGACCGGCGCACGCTAATGGTCAACCGGTCCTCCGTCAGTGGCAAGAAGCCATCCGCTCCGATGTCGGTTCCCTCTCCGGGAGCGACGCCGAAGATGGGTATTCAGCCGCCGAAGGTCGGGACCGGCCTAGGGGGCAACCGCGCCCGGATCAAGCCCGTCGGGCCCGGGATGGGGAATACCCGCGACTACGGCAAGGCGCCCCCCGCGGCGCCCGCGCCTCAGCCGAGCCCATTCGGGCCCAGCACCGGCAACTCCCGGCTTGGAGGCATCTGATGTTCAAGAAGCACATGACACCGCTCAAGCCGCACTCCAAGGCGGGCACCCTCGACAACACCCCCGACAAGGGTTCGAACCAACGCGATCTTCCCGGTGCAGCCACCGGCGGGGGTCCCGCGTCGTTCCAGTCCTACGGCAAAGCCACCCCAATGGCGCAGCCTGCACCCGCTCCCGATGGTCTCGGCAGCGGTACGTGGGGCGGAAATGGAATTGCTTGACCCCCACCGCCGCCCTTAAACATTACGCCCTGCGCCTGAAAAATGCTGACCCGGAAAGCTGGGACAGATTTATCGTGGCCTTCGATGCCCTCGCCACGGATGTTACCGTGGCGGTAACAACGGCGTCGTCCGAGGAAATCCTCCGATGCCAAGGCCGGGCCCAGCAGATGCTGGCACTCCTGCGCCTGTTCCAAGAATGCCACCTCACCCGCGAACCCCCAAAGTAATCTGGAGTGCACCACCATGGCCGCCAACGACCAACTATCTGACGGAAAAGGATTAACTGACTTCTCGGTGGACCCAAATGTCAAGGTCCCGGACCACGTCAAGAAGGCGGTCCTCGACGCGGAAGCCCTCCACAAGCAGGTCTACAAAGAGGACCTGCCGCAGCCAGCCCAGCCAGACCACACCCACGCGACCCCCGCCGCCCAGCCCGGCGACGCCGCAACAGCAGCCGAAGAGGCCGCCCGCGCCGAAGCTGCCCGCGCCGCCGCTGCAGCCGCCGATCCCCAGCCCCAACAGACCGATTCGCAACCCAAGCCGGGCGTCTCGTCCGACGACGAGGGTGTATCCGCGGCAGAGTGGCGTCACCGGTTCCTCTCAATGAAGGGGCGTTTCGATGCCGTCACCCGGCAGCAGGGCGCCGACCGGCAGCAGATGCAGGAACTCGCCGACGAATTGACCCGCACGCAGACATTGCTTCAGCCCGGGACATCACGGCAAGCCCAGTCGAAGCCCGCTGATCACAAAAAGTTGATTACGGAACAGGATCGGGAGACCTATGGCGACGACCTGATCGACGTCGCGCGCCGGGTCGCCATGGAGACTGTGGGCCCCGAGATCGAGAGCCTGCGCGCTGAGAACCAAAACCTTAAAAAGCAAGTAACTTCAACGGGTCAGCGGGAACTGCGCGATGCGCTCACGCACGCCGTCCCGGACTGGTCTGCCATCAATAAGAGCCCTCAGTTCCTGAACTGGCTGGCTTTACGGAATATTTACACTGGTCAGGTACGACGTGAAATGTTGAATGCGGCATACGCAGCGGCAGACGCCCCTCGCGTGATCGCACTCTTCCGGGACTTCGTAACGGAAGTCCGTGCCACGGGTCAGACGGTTCAGACCTCGCAAGGTGAGCAGCAGGAAGACAAGCCCGCCCCTCGTACCGCAGCGATGGACTTGAGCACGCTCGCAGCCCCCGGCAAGGCGAAGCCGGCAAGCGGTGATACCGCGATGCCCGCAGACAAGCCAGTAATCACCCGCGCTCAGATCAAGAAGTTCTTCGACGACAAACGCCGTGGATTTTATGCCGGCCGTGAGGCCCAAGCAGCCCAATTCGAGGCCGAGTTGACGACAGCACAGGCTGAGGGGCGCGTCCGCTAATCCGGGGGCCCGTCTGCATGAAATGCGCGTGAAGCCCCCCCAACAGTCAATCACGGGGCTTCTTCGCCATGTCCATTCCCTCAGCAGGTTTTCCCGGCGCAACGTCCGGTTCTTCGCCAGCCCTCTATCCGGTCGGTGGCGCGGGCAACAACCTCCAATCGACGGGTTTCATCCCGGAGATTTGGTCGGGCAAGCTCGTGGAGAAATTCTACGCCTCCACCGTCCTCGCCGCGATCTCGAACACCGACTACGAAGGTGAGATCAAGAACAAGGGCGACCGCGTCAAAATCCGCA